CCGGGACTGAACAGCGTATGATTGCAAGTGTGGCTGAACTGAAAGCGGGGAATCTGACGACGCAGGGCACCCCGGAAAGAGGCCAATTCGAGGGATATGAGCTTGCCCTTTCCCCTGGCCTTAAGCACCGATCCCATGAACAAGTACTGGGGTGGCCCGGTCGGTAATTCCATGTCATAGATATCGATAGTCACCGGTGACTCCGTCTCCATCCTCATCAAGGGTTCAAGGATCGGTGCATCATCCAGATAGATCTCCAGCTCGCAGGTCTCATCGCGAGGTTCCAGAGACTGCCGAATCCGCCCATGTTCAATTCTCGCAGGGGACCATACCTCCTCCTGTGCAACGACTGCCGACTCCCAGTCGGTCAACCGAAGCTCCATCTCTCCGTATCGAATATGATAAAGATACACACTGGAAGCGGCCGCTTCCACATGGCCAGAGGTCTCCACCTGCTGTTCGACCGCAATATCCAACTCCACCGCGTTGGGGGTCAGCCAGGTCAGTACCAATTTATCCGACGAAAACCGCACCAGTGCGTTGCCGGCATCAAATTCATGGGGCGCCGTAGGGGTTTCGAAACCGGGGCGCAAGTGGGACGGCATGGAAAACTGTTCCCATGCTGCGGCACGACCATGCCAGAATGATACAAAATCCCTCACTTGGTCCCGATCCAGATCCATCTTGGCTTTCTGGGTCCACATCCGCACCGGCGACCCGCCAATCACATCCTGAAGGGATTTCCCAAGTTTTTCGCGTGTTTGCAGGTCCCGATAAGACTGCTCCGGGGCAGTCGACCAGTTTGGCACCCAGCCTTCCGACCAGAAGGCCGGGGCAGGATCTTGGTGAGGTTGCAGCGCCCACCGCCCCTCTTGAGTGAACCGGATGTCCACCTCTGCAAATCTGTCCGTATGGCCGCGATACACCACCTCCATGCGGCCAAATAACAGCACGGCACTATGACTGCCAACCTGACCGGGCAACGGCCCATCCAGTGTAATCTGATGGGATCCGGTGATCACCGGAGCAATATCGCTTGTTGGTCCGGCTTGCGCATCGGGCCAGAATGGAATTGCCACCCTGCGCCCCTCCAAGCCTGCAAGGACACTGCGGAGCTGTTGCAGATCCGTATCCCATACTTGGGCCCGGTATTCAATCCGCCAGCGGGCAGTCGAGTATTCGGGGCGGCGCTCCGACACTCCGGTGACCGTCTCCTGGATATCGGTAGCCATATGGGCCGTGGTCCGGACAGGACTTGACCAGTCCGGCTCGAGCACCACGAGCAAGACCTCTTCGCCGTCGTAGACTGATAGCTCTGTACGCATCAGCTAAGCAGCCATCCCCGATGGGATCGCATCGTCTCTATCATATACCCTTTGAAGTTTGGATCCCGTCGCAGTCGCTCGAAGACATTGCGGTCATCATAGATCGCAAATTGGAGGGGGCGGTCAGAGTCCCCACCGCGGGCGGGAAGATCAGGAAGGCCATTACCAGGGACCTGCCCCACAAGGCCACCAGCAGCATACCCAAACCGGATCTGATTCACCCGCGCAGCCCAATAATCCGGGCCGGTCGCGTCCACGGCATACTTCGGGATGACATACTCACCCCTGTGCACGATGCCGGCGGGCTCGTATTTACCTCCGGGTCCGGTATAGCCGCCCGAGGAGAATCCGCCAGACAGGGCAAGCGCGGCCACTGCGGCAGCCCCGATCGTGGCGGCCATGCCGAATGAGCTGATGGAGGCGGCGATTGCGGACGGAATCCAGGCCACAAGGCTCTTGGCAGCACTGGCGACAGACAGGGCCAATCCCTTTGCGGCAAAGAGCTGATCGATCGCAAACATCTTTCCTTTAGTGGCCGCATGTTTGACCAGCATGAGCCCTTGCTCCACAACCCACCTTGCTCCGATATCAGCGATCGCCCGAATCATCGATTGGGCAAAGCCGGTGGCGATTGAGCGCAGGGCCTGACCGAAGGACATGGTCTTGGTGAGCAGCCCCTCGAGGGCGCCGCCAATACGCTGCCGCATGGTCTGAGCGACCTGTACAACCCCGTCTGATATATTATTCCAAATCGTCCCCATCTGCAGCTGCGCTTCCATAATGCCGCCCAGCAGCGCTTCTCTGCCATTCTGAAAACTCTGCTCGGGTGAATACAACCCGCCCTGCCGCACAGGTGCTCCGTCCGAACCCTGGACATACGCGCCTGCCTGCTCATCCCACACCCGCGAGCCAAACAGCTGGTCCTGCGCCTGCTCGTACCGGGATGACCGCGGTGGAGCCTTGCGCAGTGCTCCCGGATCCAGCCGGTCAAATCCCGGGGGCAATGCCAATCCGAGGGCCTTGAGCTTCGCGGCATATGTGTCGATCAGGTCATTCGCTTCCTGGATAAGTTCCGCACGCCGACTCTCGACGCGCGTGCGCTCCTCGATCGCTGCCTCATCGGTCCGCCCCGCCAACTCATTCCACCGCTCCTCCTCCAGGCGGATGGAATCGCGTATCAGCTCCATCTCCCGCCGCAACGCCTCTTGCAGTGGACCTTCGCGGGCCTCACGGATTTGCGTTTCAAGCTCCGCAATCTGCTCGGTCAGCTGCAGGCGCTCGCGCTGCTGCTCGATCTGTTGCGCATTTGTCGCCAGCTCCTCCTCCATCACCGCCCGGAGGTCCTCGATGTCCTGCTGGGTCTCCACCTTTCGGGACCGGTCCTCAGCGGTTAACAGCCAATCCGGGAGCTCGAGTTCAGCCGGCATGGTAAGCTCGCCCAATCGCTTCAGCAGATCTTCCCGCTGGGCCTCAAGGGCCTCCGGGGCGATCTCCGGAATCAATTCCAGTTGCGCCCGCAGCGTCCCCAGTTGGCCGGCCGGATCCAGCTGCTCCCGCTTCAGGGCCTCGAGGTTGCGCTGCGCATCGCGCAGGGCGCGCTCGCGGGCCCGCCTCTCGGTATTGGCTTCCCGGTTGCGCACGCGATCGGCTTCGGTCAAATTTTCCGCTTCCTTGAGCTGCTCGCGCAGCAGCCGCAGGGTCTGCTGCTCCTCCGCGCTCAGTTTCTTATCGGAGCGTTCCTTGATGAGCAGATTGATCTGCTCGTTAAGATCCCGGACGAGAGCTGTTTGACTCGCCTCGTCCTCGATCGCCGCAAGGCGGTCGACCCATCCCTCGCGCAGGCGCTCATTGGCCTCCCGCGCCTCCCGTGCCGAGCGGGCGATATCGCGCTGGCGGGCGCTCCAGAGCCAGAGACTGGCCGCGATGCCCGCCACGACTGTGGCGATCGCCGTGAACGGATTGGACAAAAGAGCACCCTTGATAGTCGCAGCTACGGCGATCACACCGGCTCTCATCTTGGCAAGAGCTCCGGTTGCCGCTGCCACCTGGAACGTCGTGCGCTGAAACAGCGCCGTAAAGGAATTGAGGACGACCGCTCTGTTCGTGGCGGTTACCATCGCATAGGTCGCGCGGGTCGCATTCACCATGGCGCCGACGAATTGTCCCAGTTTAATGGAGACGATGACACCTCCCAGAAGGAGCAGCTCCTTACTCAGAGAGGCGACAGCGCGGGCGAAGAGAACCGCTCCCCGCAGGACATCGGCGAGAATCTCCCCGAAAACACGCAACCCCTTCCCATCGCCCAAGCCGTCCACGAGTGCCTGCAAGACGTCTTTGAGTTCCTCAAATACCGGTACGGCCGCGGCCGCGTAAATGATCTGAATCCCGTCCTTAAAGGTCGACATCAGGCCATTAAAGGTCTGGGCCTGTTTCGCCATGGCGCCAGCTGTCCCGCCGAACGAATCTTCCAACGCCTGCATGGCCTCACCGGCGCCCAATGCCGTGCCGCTCAATGTTTCAATGCGTGCCTTGGCCTCACTGGATATCACTCCCATCTCCAGAAGTCGCAAGGTGGCCTCGCCCACCGGCTGCCCCGCCTGAAGGCCGGAGTAAAGCCGCCCGATCCACATGGCCACTTCGGCGAAGCCCCGCCCGCTTGCCGCTGCGGCGTCACCGACCAGGCGCAAGGCATCATTACTGGCCAACAGACTGCCGCCAAAGGTCTGCAGGTAGCGATTGGCCTGCACCACTTCACCCAGTTGGAACGGAGTCGCAGCGGAAAAGCGTACCAATTCGGCGATCCGTTCCCGGGCCTTGGTTGCGCTGCCGATCAGTGTCTCCAGGGCCATGGTCTGCTGCTCGATCATGGCATTGAACTGTATGCCCCCACGGACCGCGCCCTGGAGTGCTCGTCCTACTCCCTGGATCCCCACACGCGCCAACTCAAAGATGGCCCCCAGCTTTGCCATGCTGCCGAATTGCCTCCGCAGCTCCGAGGTCCGCTGCTGGGCTTCCAACAGCTTGTTCGTTTCCGCGTTGATTTTCAACAGAATATCTATTTTCGTCTGGCTCATGGAACTGATCGGAATGTTGGTCCTCTATCTTCTTTGGCGGGCTTGGAAAGCGCTGGCTGAATGGGATACCGGGGTGGACGTTAAAGACTACTTCTGAGCAAGTTTCTGTTCCATTGCCTGACGCCAACGCGCCGCGGCGCGGGATCCCTCATCCCCGGCAAATGCCGGAGCGCATCCGGCGAACACCGCTCCGCTCTGAGTCAGTGCCGACTCAATGTTCAGACGATCATATTGATGCAGGACAGCCATCAGCTGGGCCAGGGTCAGCTCGGTTGTGACGTGTTTCCAGCTCCCGATTCCGATGGCAACTGCTCGAGCGACGAGAGCAGCGATTCCATCGCTTGCTCCTGCTGCCGCTGGAGCTTGCGATACAGCTCCGGATCGGTTTCGCGCAGCACGGCCATTTGACGGGCGGCCCGGGCGGCCTCGCGCTTCTCCCTCGCCCGGGCGGCAGTAAAATTTTGACGCTGATCCGCGGCAAGCAGCGCTTCGTAACTCTCAAGCGTCAGCGTATCCAGATCGATGGCCTCATCGCTTCCCGCCACCCGGCACGTCATGGCCAGCACAGCTTCCTCGCCCTCGGCCTCCGCCTTCAGGTAGCTTAGCAGCTCGCTCGCCGTCACCTGCCGGACGTACACACGCACCTCTTTCCCGGTGCGCAATGGCAGATCCAGCAGCTCGCCTCCGTTTATCAAATCATCACTCGTGGGTATATTGCTCTTTTTTGGGTTCATCGTTTTTTAGAAAGGTTTTCTCAGCGCCCGGGGCTCAGGAATCCACAACCGTCCAGTTTTTGGCCTCAATCTGCCCTTTCCAGTTCTCCCCGCCGGTCCAATTTGGATCTCCTAAAAGCGTGGTGCAGCCGGTGACCGTAAGGGTCCCTGTGCCTGGTGCAGAATGGGTGGGGATCTGGGCAATGGGCAAATCAGGCAAAGCTGTGCAGCCACCCAGATTGATTGTCGTCAGTGTCTGGGGGGCTTCTGGAGCACCCATGCTGACGCCTAAGCCAAAGTCAGCCAGGGATACGTTTCCGCTCAAGTTGATTGTAGTGATGTTTTCATTGTTCCAGATTTTTACGTCCGGGACCGCCTTCCCAGCCCCAGCCCCATTCCCCACGGCTGCAACCGTGTTTAGTTTTGGGTTTCCGGTAATCCACAATTTTGCCACCTGCCAAGTGTTGGATCCCGCAGTCACCCCTATGGTTTCAAGGTTCGGAAAACCATCAATCCAGATTTCCGCATCTGTAACAGCTGTCGGAAAGATGTGCAATTGTGCAGCATTCAGGGTCTTCAGCAGTGACGAATCAGGAACCACAATATCAAATTTCCCGGATCCAAAGTCTTTAAACCACCACCCAAGGGCCTGATCATTCAGGTCAAACATTTGTAGCGATGTCGCTCCCCCGCCCATCGCAACGCTGCCAAAACTTTTCACGATGGATTTCTGGACGGGGATCGCCTTTGAATATTCTGCAAAGACATTCTGGTTTGCAGGGGCATCCAGGGTGGCAATGATGAATTGTTCTTCATCGGTCATGAAACCCATTTCACCCGGCTTCCAATTTCCTGAGCTTGCGTTTAGCTCTGCCCGTGTTCCCATCCGAAGCTGAATTAGCTTTTCTCTTTCTGCCATCGTTACTTATATTTGAATTTGGTCTGGATATGCGGACACGTCCGCATAGGTTAAAGTTTGTGCTGGAGCCGAATGAGCATCTGTCAGTGCGTCCATTCCTCCCTGTATCGAATCGCTCCAGATCAAAATATGTGGCCCGCTCTGAGGGTAGTAAAAAAAGGAAAGCGCAATCAGGTCACCATTCAGGACCATGCTGACAGGATTCCCACTGTCACCCGCATAAATATCAACTCCCCAATCACCATAAGGCCCTGTCCCCGGAAGCTCCCAGTGGGCGGTGGTCATTGGCATGATTGAGGTTTGTTCCATGGCTCGTGAGGGGACCAACAACTCATGCTGAGTAAACTGGATGACGGGGATATAGCTTAACCGGTTCCAAATGCTCTCAGGATTTCCAGTTGTCCATCTCGTCGTCTTTGCAAGAAGATCAGCCTGATGAATAAATTTCAGGGGCGAAATCGCTCCCGGAATGTCCGCATCCAACAGCCCCACCTGCATATCTGCTCCGACATGAGTTGTCGCTACAACCGTGGCAGAATGGACCGTATCCGTGTTGTCCACAAACAACACCTCTCCGCCCTCATCCGGCCAGTAATTTGCGTGATTGCAGGAAATGAAACAGCGCGGGGAAATCAAGGTGGCGGTTTGGGTTCTGCGGATTGTCGATTCCCCGGCCTTTTTCCATCCTGGGGAAACACAGGTCAGGTTTATTCCGTTGCCGATAAATTCCGGATCCGTATTCCGCACGAATTGACCAACCGCCCCTTTTGTTTTTGGAAAGCTGATTCCGGTGTGCTTATCGTACCAGTCCACGTAGTCTGAATTGGATGGGACGGTTGTATAAATTTGCATCCGGTTTGAGGATGGGGCCAGCGCGGAAAGGGAAGAGATGGAGTCCACCATTGCCTCGCCCAATGTTCCGGGCTTATACCCTTCAAGTGCTGGCTCCGGTATATACTCTGGTGCCCCTTGCCCAATAGGCACCCGGAATCTGTCTGATATTGCCAGCCGGGCTGATTCAACACGGAAAAATCCCCATCCTGTTGCTCCTGCCACTCTCCGGATCACCCCCTGATCGGAAATTGTGGCGATATGAGGGGTGTCGGCGTGATACGTCCATTCAGGGTCAGTAAAAACAACCCCCGCAGATGGAGAGACTTGGTAAGCCTCATAGCTGACAGTACCCGCGTATGGGCTGTAGCTGAAGATGTATTTGTCCCCATGATCAATTCCTTCAAAGCCTTCGTCAGGAAGGATTGGGGTGATGCTTCTGAAATACCCCACCGGAAGCCCCCCCCGGATCCGCTCAATCGGATCAGCAAATGGCCTTTGCCAAGCCTCTCCGTTTTCAGAAACTGTCCGGTCCCATGCCACTAGAATGATCCTCCGCTGAGAATCATGGGGCCCGTCAAGCGCTCCCATCCGCTTGTCCCGGACCCTGCGACCTTATACCACAATGAGCCGTCAGGGCCGTAGTGAAACGTCTGAGGTTCCGCAGCGATGAGACCGGATGGGTCAGCTACGGCAAGAGCTGCGAGCCTGGGCTGTTTCCCCTCGTCCAGTGCGATGAAATTAGCGTTCAGCTTTGTTCGTACGGAGAGGGCGGCCTCCCCATTTTGGATCGATTGCATGCTCATGCCGCGTCCTCCCATGTTGCGTCATCCAGCCACCTGGCATCATCATCCCAGTATCCATTATGGACGATAAAAGGTAGGGTCATGGTGAGATCTCCGGGCACTGAGCCCGCTGTCGATGGCTGCACGATGACGGATTGAGGGGCGAGGAATATGCTCGTCACCGCCCCCGCTGCTGATGCGGCCGCAGGTGGGGTCAGGGCAAGGCCCTGCGGAGTTGCATTGTTGGGCGCCGCTATCCCGGGAACGCTGACAGAAGATGGGGAGACCACGATGATTGCCTGGGGCAATACATTTGTGGCCGCTCCGGATCCGGCCGCCGATGTTGCTACTGGGGCGGATGCCTCCAGCACAAGATCGGGCACCGCTGGCAGGACGGGAATCAGGGCCACGAGGGCCAGGGCGCGTTTCTGGATTATTGGCATGCCTCTACAAATTGACGATGCCCGAGATCTGCAGTTGCACGTTGCCGCCGTCCGGGGCCAGCGGGGCATCTATGCATGAGATGAGCCGCGAGGTCGCAGGGTTCCCGGTGTCGATATAGAACACTACTACTTCGGAGGGATCGCCTGAAACGCCGGTGATGATGATATCATCGGCATCAATTTGTCCGGTGGCGCTGACAGAGACATTCGCCAGCGGCCCGCTTTCCGCGATCACGCCTGTCAGCTGGCTGCGGAAATCGTGCGCCGCATCCGGGGTGTACACATCCGTGTCGACGAGGGCTGCACGGATATCGAGGGCCTCGATATTGTCGGGGAGTTCCCGCCGGGCAAGGGCCACTTTGAAACCATGGTATATGAAGCTCATAATTATACGCGTGAAGTGAGGGGTGTGATTTGCAGGAGAACTTGCTCTCCATTGAGGATTGTGGATACCCGCCCATCCTTTAGGCGGACCTTCGCCCAGACCTGGTATATGCCGGACCAATCCCGGGAGACTTCAGGGGCAAGGACAAGCTGCAGGCGGTCAGCCTGCAGCTGCAGTTCATTATCAGTCAGACTCCAGGCGTTGGATTTCCCGAAAGACACCCAAGCGTCCGCCACGGAGGAGGACTCCACCGTATCGCGGGTGAGCCCGTCAACCAGCGGGATATCCCATGAAATGGTATCGCCTGCCTGCTCCGTGATCATGGATCAGGACTGAGCATAGGCAGCGGAATACTTGCCGGAGATCGAGCCTTCGAAGTCAGCCTTGAGGGGCACATTGAACCACTCCTCTCCACCGAGGGTGAGGTCGCCATCCAATTGGATATAGGCCAGTCCTTGTATCAGGATCTGCTCGGTCACGTCATCCTCGTCGCTGTAGCCCTTCAGGCGGACGAAGGCCATCGTCTCTTCGGTGCCGTGACTTGTGAAAGCATCCTGGTCCGCCGCGACAGCCTCACCGGATACGTCATCCGATCGCACGACGAGATCGATGAGCAACTTATTGGCTTCCTCGACCTTCATTTTAAGCATGAAGGCACGGCCAATGTCCTTGTAGGCTTTGTGGAGCTGACCCTTAACCGGATACTTGCGCTCCTTGCGCTCGATCTCGACAGACAGACTGGCTTCGGGCACCATGCCCACTTTGGTAAAGGTGAGACCGGACGGATCCGACTCACGGGTTACGGTGCTGCCATCCAGGCGGCAGATTTCAATTTCCGATTGGAGAATCGGGTAGGTACGGATGAGATCAGGCATAGATTAGACTCCTATGGGTTCAACGGTAGATGATCGCGCCCTTGAAGAGCGCGCGGTAGGCGGCCATACCCGGGATATCCTCGGTTTCATGGCCGCTGAAATTCAGTTGCAGGGGTCCGGCAAGGCGCTTGCGGTGCAGCAGCGGGATGACCCGATCGAGCGCTTCCGCGGCATGCTTGCCGGTTGTGTTGGTCAGGGGCAGCTCAGCGATGGCAATCACAACATCCACGTTGAGGTACGCCTTATGGCCCTCCTCCATGGTCTGGCTGCTCGGGGTGGCGACGACGATGCTCAACCCCAGCTCATTGACAGCTCGCTCAAGGGTCTGCTCAAAATCCCCCCGGGCCTCAATCAGGATGGACTCATCCAGGGGGGCAAACCACTCGTCAGCGACGATGGCCTCGCGAAGCAGTTGCTGGAGCTCCCGCAGGGTCATGGCAGCCGCGCCTCCGGTCGTGGCGTGATTCTGGGGCTGGAGGCATCATTGCCGAGTGTCTCACTGACGTCCTCGGGATCCTCGACGCTGTACTTACCCGCCGCTACATCGCGCAGCAGGCGCAGGGCGTCCTTGTACTCCTGCTCTCGAGCCTCTGGCAGGAGAGTGGAGCCGACCCGTCCCACGGCCAGGCGGGTGCAGAGACGATAGCGGGCAAGGTCCATCACCGGACCTTCCAGCTGCGGGGGAACGGTCCGCATGGGACCGAGTTTGCCACCCGGCCGGGCGCCAAGGTATCCCCGTGCCTCCTCAACCGACCGGCGCAGGGCTTCGTCCGCCGGATCCGGCTGGTGGGTGTCCACCTGGACCGTGCGCAGAGCGGTCAGCTCCGCGCTGGTCAGGCGGGACCGGAAAGCATCGACTGTCAGCAGGATCCACATGGATGAAAGTGCGCGTGATACTTAGTAGGAATGCGCGCCCCTCCCCGGGTTTTCAAAATCAGCTCAGGGTGATCCGACGTACCAGGCTGTTGGACACCACCTGGATGTCTTCGGCCCAGTCGAGGGCGAGCATGTCCGATGCGTTGCGTTCCTCGCGGTACTCGCGCACGGCCTGCACGGCATCGCCGCGCGGCATGAAGGTCTTCATGAAGCCGGGATCGTACTGGGTCGGATTGTCGTCATTGTAGAAAATGTAGACATTGGCCCCGACGATGTTGACCGCGTTCTTGGCCTTGCCGAATTTCGCCGTATCCTTCGAGAGCGTCCCGACCCGGATGGAGATGCCCGGATTGAGCATCATCTGGGTTGCCTGGTCGGTGGTCAGTCCGATCAGGGCGGCTCCGGGCTGTCGGGCGATCGTCTTGGCGTGGTTGCGGAAGATGCGCCAGGCTCCCAGCCCGAACACAATCCGGTTGGGCATCCGGCCGGTTTCGATGGCGATAGCCTCGATCATGGCATCGATATCAGCGACGGGATCATTGTCGACGCTGCTCCATTCGCCTACACCGCCGGCGGCAGATACGGCCGCTTCGAGCGCCGCGAACACCTTGGCCTCGTGGCTGTTCACCCCCGTGGATACGAGGGTGCGGGTCTTGGCCTGGCGCACGGCCAGCGGATCATCGATGCCGGCCTGCTTCATCTCGTGATCGTCAATGGCGATCTCGAGGCCCTGCGGGCGGCAGTCAAAGGTCGGGTCCGCATCGGCGAACTCGATACGCTTACGCGCCCCGCCGATAGCCCGGGAGCTGTCGTAGGTCTGAAAAGCGTTCTTGTCGTCGAACTTTTTGAATTGGCCGACGGTTCCGGTAACCGGCACAATCGGCGCGATGAAGTTGGCCAATGCGCTTGCCATGTCCTGCGAGAGGCCATGGGCGTAATTGGTCAGGGTCTGATTAACGGTGCTGGGCATAATTAAATCTCCTGTGTGTGGGTTAGCTCAGAGCGACGGGGGGGAAGATGACTGCCTCGATCAACTCATCAGCAGCACCGGGCTCAAGGGCCTGGGCCACCTGGACACGGGCCCCGCTTCCGGCGTCCGCCTTAACGGTTCCGCCAGCCACGAGCGTCAGTTTGGTCCCGGCGACAATGGTCCCTGGAGTGGTGCCAGTGACCTTGACCTTGACTGTACCGGTAAATCCTCCGGCTGCCACGGCGACAGCGTCATGTCCGGTGACGGGAGCCCCGGTAAGAATGAGCCCAAAGGGCACGTCGGCAGCAGAGTCGCAGATAGCGGCTTCGCCGCCCGACAACTCCACGAAGTACCCCTCTTTGCCCGTATGGTCGGCGGCCGGGGGATATGGCATTACCGCATTATTTCTCGCGATCATCAGTTCTCCTCTTTGGGTTCAATAAACAACTCGGGTTTCTCCCGGCGCGTGAGATTCCACGCCTCGGTGAAAGTACAGCGGTTGGCCAGTCGGGTCTTCTCCACGGCCTCCGCCTGGCGAATCGCCAGCGGGGTTTCCGGATCCGCCTTGCCGGGGGCCTTGGGAGGCTGGCGGTTGGAGAGGGTTTCGGAGGGCGTCCCCAGGCGGCGCCGGGTTGATTCAAAGATCTTCACGGCGGCCTCACGGTTGTGGAGGAGCATTGTCTTCGCACTCTCCTCATCTTCGATGACGTCGGCATACGATTTGAGGTCCGCCTCGACCTGCGCATTGCGCACCGTCTTCAACTCGCCTTCCAGCTCATTGCAGCGGTTCTGCAGCGTCGCTTCGCGCGCCTTCAGATCCGCGACGGCCTTGGCCGCTTCCTGCTCGGTTGCCCCGTCCTTCAGGCCGAGGGCTTTGTATACATCATTCATGACAGTTTCTGTTTTTGGGTTTGGCGCGGATGCGCGCTGTGAATTGGAAAGCATCGGCAGCCCCTGAATATTGGGCTGGTTGGTGAGGGCCACATTGAGGAGTTTGACCGGGGCCACCACGCGGGTGGCGCCATGGTCCATGCTGTCGGCCGTGCGGACCAACCACGTCGGACTGAGCTGGCGATACCGCCCGCCCTGAAGAGCGGCCTCTCCCGCATCCGTCCACCTCACTCTGCCGTAAAGGCCATTGGCCCGGGCCTCGAGGGCCTGGATCCATCCCGCGCTCTCGGTGTCGTCAGTGCGGGTGTACGTGCGGTGATCAAAGTCGATCGGGATTTCCGGACGCCCATCGGCGTCCCATGCGGCGAGCATGCGCGATACCGCATCAGCGTTGACGCGCTGCAATCCATCGGGATGCGGGTGGTCTCCATGCGGAGCCAGGAGCGTCCATCCATCCTGCGCGCTGATCGTAAATCGATTCAGCAGGGTGGCCTCCTCACCTTCCCTTCCGGCTTGCACAGATGCTGTAGGCTCTTTAACCATTGCCCGGCACATTACCCGCTTCATCAGTCACGGGGACAGGTGATGCTGTTGCTTGAGGCGTTTTGACCGAAGCAGCTCCCGTAATGACCGCCTCCATCAGCACCCGCTCCAGCTCATCTCTCCACTCGCCCCCTCCAAGTTCATCAAGGTCCATCGTGTCCAGCAGGGCCATCCCGTCGTCGATCACACTCTGGTCCGGCGTCTCATCGGAGCGGAGTCGCCGGATCACCTCCTCGATTTTCGCCGAGGATTGGCGATCGCGGTTCAATGCGGGTGTTACCCCTCGCGGGCCACGAAGACGATTTTGCAGACCGGTAGTGCGATTTTGCAGACCGGTCTCGTTTTGGGATTGAGTCGGGTTTTCGGTGTCATCGAACTCATAGCCGGTTTTTTCCGCAATCTGGGCTTTGCTGAGGGGGTAGCCGGCCCCGGAGAGCGCAACGGCGTGATCGACGATTTCGCCGGTGTCGGTCTCCTCACGGGAGGCGAGATCAAACCATGCCAGCGGACGCTCTCCGGGACGCAACAGGCCACGGGTTTCCAGCACCCGGCGATCGAAGCTTCGCTGAAAAATCTCGGAGATCTTGCGTGCCTCGGCCGCGGCGATCTGCGCGAAGGTGTCCTGGTGGCTCTGGCTTTGGCCGGATCCCAGTCCGGTCGCATCATTGAGCATGGTCAGCATGCCTCCGGTCCCGGCGAGGATCAGCTTGGCCGACAGCCACTCCAGCCAGTCCTTGTACGGTTGGGTCCCCCGCGCATCGGTGTTGGGCTTCCATTCGCTGCCGTGGGGCAGGTAACCCGTGCCGCCCTGCGATATCTCCCCGGCACTCGCCGCGAAGATCGCTTCTTTATCCGCGGGTACGGTGGGAGGACCGATCACGACCCCGCCCGGGATCCCGTAGATGGTGCAGAAACTCGCCCAGTCGCGTGCGCTCAAGGCCGTGTAGAAATACTTCAGCAGGGCAAATGACCCGACCGGACGCTTGTGCATGCGAATCATCCACCAGTGCCGCTTGCGATCGATCAACAGATCCTCGGGCAGCGAGCGAAACCAGGCGGGCTGGCCCGACGGGTTGTACTTGAAAGCCCCGTCTATCCCGTCGCGGCACGTATTCCACGGATCAATACACAGAAACCAACCGCGCTGCCAATCGACTTCCACATGCGCAAGCCCGCGGAATGGAGCAAGGGCCAGATGCTCGATCGCCTCATACAGGTTGTCGAAACGCTCATACGCGCTGCGTAAGGCCGCCTGCTGCTGCTGGGCCCGCGCGTCGTCCTCCTTGTCGGAGGGCACCTTGATGTCCCAGTCCATTTCGACAAGGCGGGCAGTGCGTCGCTCAATCAGCGCGAGGTAATCGGGATCCACACTCTCAATCCCCACAAACGGAGCCCCGAAGGCCCACATCAATTCCTGGTAGTTGCCCTCCAGATACGTTTCGCTGAGCATGCGGCATCGCTCCGCGGTCAGTCCACGCAGGGGATTGTAGCGGTCACGCCACCGGTTGGCCCGGGTCACCGCACGGGCAAGGGAGAGGGGTTTGGCAGCGGGCATATCAGAGAGCTCCTTTTATGGATTTGATTCGCAGGGGCGGACGGTGCCAGGTTTGCGGGTTGGCGGGGTCCGGGAGCCGCGTGGACCGCGTGGAGACCGGCATAAAGAATCCACCCTGCTGGTTGGCCGCATCGAAGGCGTGCGCGAGGGCACTGGTCACGTCGCTGTGGCCCTCATCGGTGCGCGGGGCACGGTAATGGGCTGTTTCTCCGGCACCTGTCACTTCATAGGCGTGCAGGTCATCGCGGAAGCTGCGCTCCGGCGGTAAGGCCAGGGCCTTGTCGCTCATCGCCGCCTGCAGGTTCTGAAACACTTCCCGCTTCCACTTGGCTGTGGTCACCTGGGCAATCACCTTGCCCCCAAACCAACGCTCCATGCGCTGAGCGATGTCGCGACCAATACCCGAAGCGTCGATCGAGGCACGGGTGGCCCGCGCGATCCGCGGCATCAGAAATTCATCCTGGTCAGAGAGGGCCGCCCCCTTGACGCTCAGTACCTCGACCACAAAGAGCCGCCCCCCGCGGTCCTCGAGGGTCAGACACACAGTCGGATCCTGGACCGTTCCCACATCGATGCCACAGTACAGCCGCCCGGCCGTTTCCGGCCGCTCTTCCAGTGGAGGGGAGGGAACCAGGGTCGCCCGTGCATCCTCACATCCGGCGATCAGATCATAAGGAAACGCCACCCGGGAGCTGTCGATAAAGGCGCACTCGTACTCCTGCCGCCAGCCGTCGGCATCGCCGCTGGCCTTGCGCAGCGCCTCGATATTGACCGGCAGACCGCGCTCTTTGGCATCGTGTATCGTTGTCTTGTGCCGCGACCAGTCGCCGCTCTCGTCAGTCCAGATCTCGTAAAATTTGCTCCCCTGGCCGCCCTGACCATTTGGGGTGGAGAGGATGCGGCACATAAGCTCCCCTTTGAGCGGATTGGAAATCGTCGGGTAAATCGCACGCCAGATGGCTGCGGGGTCCCGGTGAAAGGCGAACTCGTCAAGGATCAGGTTACCACTGTACCCGCGCGCAGTGTCCGGATTGGACGGCAGCGCGATGATGCGGGATCCGTTAAGCAGCCGCGCCTCCGCGCTCTTCAACTCCTGGGTGACCCCGTCTCGGTCGATGCCCTCCCAGGCCACCGTCGTGTCCCACGCTTGCAGCCACGCCTTCACCTTCTCCATCATTTCGAGCGCCTGGCGCTCTCCCGCCGAGAGAATGATCCAGAAGGCGCCCGGGTGCTCCACGCAATGCAGCACCACCTCCGCGGCCGCGGCGAAACTCTTGCCGATCTGACGGCTCGCATTCCAGATCTTGAACCGGCTGTCGTCGGCCACGTAGTCGCGCTGATAGGGCAGCAGCAGATCCAATGGACTGGTTACCAGATTCTTCATCGGATCCCGAAAATTTCTTTGATCCGCGCGCTCTTCTGCTCCGGGGTCAGTTCCTGATCCCCGGCCACCCCGGCTGCCTCGTCGGCCTGCTCAGCCTTCTTCTCGAGCAGCGCCAGCTTGCGGCGATCAATCTCAAGGCGCTCACGCTCCAGCTCGTGCTTGCGACGGGCCAGCTCGTTGCGCTCAAAGGCCACAATGTCTCGTGGAGCCAGCTCGCCGTCCAGCATCGCCACCATCTTCTGATATCCGATCGCCGCCCGCGCGCGCTCGTCCAAATCCTTCGGGGCCGCAGCCTCCGCTTCCACGCCCGCCTGACGAGCACGGCCCATGCGCCAGCTCAATTGATGCCGGTGGAACCAGTTCGAAACCGCTGTCTCCGACACCGGCCGGCCCGCGTATTGCGCGGCCGCGGCAGCGGCATCCGCGATCGACATCGCCCCCCGCCACAATCCCAGCATCAGCTCATCACGCTGCTCATCGCTGAGTCTCGCCGCAAAGCTGGAGGCGTGCAGTTTGCGCCCCGCCGCCATCAGCGCGCCAGTCCTTTCTTGGTCAGGTACCAGCGCCGGTCATCGGTCAGCTCATCGAACTCGCTCTTGATGTATCCCCGCTGAGCCAGCTCCGACAACGCCGTGGCCACCTCTCCGTCGCCCGCATGGCCGCGTTCCTGCTTCGCCTCTGCCACAATCACCGCCTCCGGGGCCGGATACGGATGCAGCCGCCTTAAAATAACCAGGATCAATGTCTTCATGGGCATCCTCCTTCCCGCTGCTTCGCCCGACAGGCCCCCTCGATCCGGCAGACAGAGGCAAGGATCAGGTTCACGCGCTCATGGATCTTGGCAGCCCGGGCCTCCTCCTCATGCGCATTGTTCTCGACCCGCGATTGCAGACGCGACAGCTTCTCTGCCATGTCCGCCCGGTACTCAATCACCTCCGCCTTGGTGGCATAGACCTCGTGCAGGGGCGGATCCTTGCGCAACAGACGCCAGGCCTGCAATGCGAGGACACACAAGGTGAGCAGAAATTGCACCGACACCAGGATCATCAGTGTCGTTTCAGCGTCAGCAGCGATTCGGTCAGTCATGATATTCATCAAATTGAGGGACGAGGCGGCAGCGGCACGCCCTGCGCAATCGCCACCTGGTACGCGGTGAACAGTAACAGCGCGGCCAGCACAGCCAGTAGCCCCGCCCACCAGACCATGATGATCGAGGCAAGCCCGCCCATACCCAGCACCCCACCAAGGATCGGCCAGCCCTTGCTCACGCCCACCACCGCACAAAATATCAACGCCACCCCCAGCAGCAGTCCCCGGAACATATTGCCCTTCATCACCTCGCCGATCATTTCCGCAAGGTCCTGACTGCCGCCCAGGTCTGTGCCGGCTTCGCGCTCGTACACCTCCACGGTCCCGTCCGCATGCGTCGTCTCGCGCCGCTCACGGTACCCGATCGAGCTCGCCCCCTCAGGGTTCTCCGGCTGCTTGAGCCGGATCTCACTCGATTGCGCCACCGCCGGCAAAACTGCCGATGCCTCCCCGCCCTCCTGATGACGGGGCGGCATCGCACAGCCAGCCAGAATGGCACACACTACCAGCAAAATTCCCGCTCTCATGACCCAAGCCCCTTCGCCCAGTTCCAGTTATCGCGGCTGAAATGGATGTCGATCCCATGCCCCACGTCGTTGATGCACCTCAGTACCACACCGTCTCCCGTACGACGCGCCTGCGCCGTCGCCACTATCCGCCACACCGGGATCCGGGGCGTCGGTTCAATGCCCCCCCTCAGTGGGGCTCCCCGGCTTCTCGTGCGCGTCGGCTCGTCCATAAGACCGCCACTCTACCCGCCCTCCCGCACACACGGCGGACCTCTTCCCGCAATTTTGCCCGTTTCCTTAATGGGTCGCAGCACGCATCAACCAAAGATGCGCTTAAGAGCCGCAGGAAGCCGGCAGCGCTTAGGCAGACGCCCCGCAGGGATGCCCGATAATTGCATCACGGGCAGAATTGGTGTGCTTCGCAAAGAATACCTGCTCCAGCACATTCAGCCAAACCTTCCAGACGCTGGCAACCAGGACGATCGGGGCCAGGTAAATGAGCCAGCCTCCCGAGTTGATGGTCATCGTGTGAAACATGACCTTCGCAGAGTCTGCTCGAATCTGCCGGATCTCTTCCAGCGGACATTGCTCGATCAGCCTTCCCACTTCTTCCGCTTCGGCCCGAAGCTGCTCATCCTCCTCGAACAACCGACGCAGGGCTCGCATTTGAGAAAAGTGCAGGTGCCCAGCCACCTGGATCTGCGCATTGAGCCCATCATCCATGATGTCAAACAGGTCTTCACCCAACTCCCGGCCTCGCTTCAATCGCAGCTCGCGCAGCTCATCCCGTAGCTCAAACAACTTGAACCGCAGAATCATCCTCAGTGTAGGCGCCGCAAGCCCCTCCCAGAAAAGATGCCACGCTGAGGCGAGCAGCAAAAACACTACTATGTAGGCAAGATATGTCATTTCCTCTGACTGCTCTTCAGCTGTTTCTTGTGTAATTGGTTTTGAAGTCGAGATTTTTCCTTGCCTATCCGATGCTGCTCCCGCCTCACCAACGACCGTACTATGAATCCTCCGATTATGCCTGTCAACAGCAGGAAAAAGAACAAGAGCCAGCCAACGAGGTCCCACATGACAAGCAAATCGATCACTTTCTCGACCAGTGCCTCGAGCTGGTCGCTTTCAAGTTTCCAGATAATCAGGACCAGCAGCAAGAATACTGAAACCGGTAAAAGCTGACCACGGTCGATCGAGCGTATTATGATGTCCCGGAATGCCTCCGCCCAGGTTACTTTTACTGTGGGTCTCTTTGGTTTCTTGGGCATGCGACTTATTGATCGCCTAAATTTCTAAAAACCAATGTCAACACTCTCAGCAATGGCCCAGACCCTTTTCTCATTTCAAAGGGACAACGTGTGTCCCTTTGAAACCAGAACTTTTCTTCGTATTTCAAAGGGACAACGTGTGTCCCTTTGAAACCAGAAATTTTCTTCGTATTTCAGGCAGGTGTATTTTGGTTGTTTATTTTTGGGCGGCCGCCTTTTCCGACTCTACTCGGCGCAGTTTTCTCGATGGCTGCTACATCAAACCCCATTGCCACCAGTTTCTCATATACCGCATCTCTTATAAACGTAGATCTGTCGCTATATCCAGCCTCCGGAAGAGAGCGATCAATTTCATCGAGGAAAGTCTCTCTCATATTGACCAGCACTCCTTTCTGACCTTTCGCCCGCTTGTTCGGCATATGCGGTGTATATATTGAGTTTCCCTGAAAAATATCAATTTTTTTCTTGAATATATAAACTTAGTATATACACCTTTACCCGATGACCCATTCTCGACAACGTGGAGCGCTATCAAAGGGCACCTCTAAGCCGGTGTTAATATATTTTCCAAAGGAGCTGATCCCAATATTGGACCGAGCGGTCCAACTAGAAGATCTTGATAGGTCAAAATTCATCCGGGCCGCCGTCCGTGAGAAG